TAGATATATGATTAGAAAAAGAAGTAATTATTTGAGTAGAATATTCATCTAAAACTGTACTTAAACCAGAATGATCATATAATTCATCAATAAATACATATTTTATAAAATGATTATAATAGTAGTCAATAATATCAGACATACTACTGCCACCTTCTACTTTATCTTTATTAAATTTTTTAGAAAATAATTTCATTATATTTCGCACTAAAGTTTTATTAATGTCAATATATATACCTTTATCAAAGTTATATAAATAATATAATTTAATAAACTGGTATGTATATTTAACAGTTGAATTAACTATTAATACTTTTTCATTAATTATTTTAATATCATTTGTATTTTTAATAATACTACTTAATGATGTTTTAACAATTTTATAAGGACTTTTATATTCCTTCTGTTTAGTAGATTTCTTTTTTTTTTTCATAATACTAAAATAATAATGTTATAACTTTATATATATAATATTATTTATGACTTACTGTAAAACAATAAGAAAGCTTGTATGTAATTATAAGGGTAAAAAGATAGATATTCCATATCTATATGGTGTAAGTAGAAGTACATATTATAATTGGAGAAATAATATAAGCAAAATAAGAAGGAAAAAAATTACTCCAGAAATAAAATGTTATATGAGAAGTTATGTTATAAGACGAGTAAATTTTAATTATAAATTGTTAATAAAGTCAATAAGAAGAAATTTTAGTATATCTATATCAAAATCATCAATATATAATATACTAAAACAGATGAATTTAACAAAAAAGAAAATTAATAGGAGATTAATTCCGTTAAAAAAATCAGATAAAAAAAATAAATTCAAAAATAAAGTAAAATCAATAAATTTGGACAACATAATATCAATAGATGAGACAAGTATAGATACCCATCTATCACATAATTATGGTTGGTCAGTAAAAGGAAAAAGAATAGTAAAGAAAATGAAAGCAACAAGATATAGATATACATTAATATGTGGAATTTCCAATAAAAAAGTAATAAATACAAGAATGGTTAAAAATTCAGCAAATGGAGAATCTTTTATAAAATTTCTAGAAGATTTAATAAAAAAATTACAAACAACAAAAAAATATTATTTATTATTAGATAATGCAAGAATACATCATACAAAAAAATTAAAGGATTATATTAATAGCATATCAAATATAGAAATAATATATAATGTTCCATACATGCCAGAATATAATCCAATAGAATATGTGTTCAAAATTTTGAAAAAGTTTATTATATTGTTGCAAAATAAATACTTCTTTTAGTATAAAATTTTGTCCAATTTTAATTGGAATAGCTGTAATAAAAGACATAAAAAAGAAGAATATTGTTTTGGCTGCCTTAAATATCAAAACAAAATTTGTGAATATAAAGGTTGTAATGATGTTAAAATAAAAAGTATATATACTTATTGTCTATCTCATTATAAAGAAGTTAATAACAATAATAACAATAATGCTCCACATGACAAATGTGTTAATAATCGTTGTTATAATAGCAAAGATTATTAACACATAAGAAAAAATTGTTCATATTCTCCTTCCCCAAATATATTTTAAGGAGGATATACAAACTAGTTGATTTATTTGTCTAACATATCATATATATGTCATATATATTCAAGAATAATATAAAAGCAAAGAATGAATTTTTTCGATTACAAAAGAATAAATTTGTTATTGATGGTAGGATGTTTAAACCCTACCAAAATCCATATTTAGCATCTAGAGGATATATTTTGTACATAGATTCAAAATTATCGGAAAAAAAATATCCGAATGAGTACTACTTATATGGTTATTATTATGTAATGAATCCTATATTAAAAAAATATATCAGAATGAATAAAGAATCATACAATACATATATGAAATATAAAGGTACAGAATATTCCCCATACCAAAGTTTAGATATGAAAAAATATGGAAATATAAGGTTAGCAAAAAAAGAACATATTGAAGAATATATGCATTCTAAAAATGAAGTAATTGAATTATTAAAGGACTATCCTCATTTTTCCCCAAAAGATTACAAAGAGTTGCAATGTGTTGTAAGTAAACCATCAGATATTGATATATTAAAAATGTATCCAAACTATACATACATTTTTCAAATTGATACGAATACTATCAATCATTTGGAACAAATAGAGAGTATTATATCAAATATATGTGGTGATGAAGATATAATAGGAATATTTGTGCCGTACATACCTTACAATAATGCAATAATGAATATTGACAAACATCCATTATATAATGATGAATATATAGCTAATAATGACATATTTATGAAATATTTACATAACAGTGAAATTAATATTGGATCTACTATTTATTCTTTCGCCAGATTTTTAGAGAAAATGGATAATATAAAAAATATCAGTTCTCTAAATATTTTACAAAGGGAAAAAGATATAACATACGGATTTAATAAATATCAAGTTGCAGAAATATTAATTACAAGGAATAATGCTCTTAAAATACTTAGAGAAAATACAAAACATTATCGGAATATTTACAATGAACTATTAGAAAAAATACTAAAGGAAAAAATTGGAGTAATTGGTAAATATGATTATTTGGTAAGTGAATACAAAAAAAAATTAACTATTGGTGGTTGTAATGAACAATCATCATTATGTGAATTAATAAGAACATATACAAAAGAAAAATATGATAATAGTCATACATATTATATTAATAATTTAGATGATAAGATGATATATAATGTATGTTTGTATGATGAACTAAATTTAGAAATTTTAATAAACGATAATTTAGAAGATTATGATATAATAAATGATAATAATGTAGATATAATAAATGATATATGTATAAAAAATTTTAAATTTTCTCAACAAGATTCATTTATGTATGCAAGGAAAGAGTGTACTAAATATATGTATACTATAAAAACATTATATCCAGATATATATGATACATTAGCAAGTTATTTACATATTAAACTAGATCAACAGATTAATAGAGATTTACTATTAGAATATATGCCTGAGTGGTATAAATATATTAGAGATGGTTATGTTGATAAAGCTTTTGAATTTAGGCAAGTTATACTTGGAAATCTAAATATTGTAAAAGATATTGGTAAATGTTCTATTATATTTAGATCCGATCCATTTATTAATGTAGCATGTGATATAAATGGCATATCATGGGATATTAATATAAATAAAGTATTATTGGTATGTTCGCTAAATTCAGATATTATTTTTCCAATAAGGCTTGTAATAGATGATAAGATCAATATATATGATAAGATAAATAATCTGAGTGATATGATATATATCGGATCATATTTAAGAAAAATGAAGGATAGAATATATCCTTATAATATGAGAATATATCAAACATTTGTTTATTATGATAAAAAAAGGAAAAAAAACAGATATATTAACCACAGGAACAAGATGGTATTTAGTAATTTTTTTGAAAACAGAAAAATATTATACAATGAGATTAATAGTATAATGTATTTTAGAGAGGATTATGGTATACAATTGTATGTATATAGATATAAAAATACAAAAAATTATTATATATCTAAGTATAATAAAAATGATTTATATGAAAAATATATATCATTCGGATTTAGTTCAGATAATACTCAAGAAATATTAGGTAAATTGGAAGAGTATTATTTTTATAAAGACACAGAAAAAAATATTAAGATATCAAAAAAATAGTTATTACATGTATATATACAATATAAAGTAATGAATACTAGTTATGATTTTGATAATAACATAGTAATATATCAACCGAACCTTTATCCAACTAATTATTCAAGTGGTTATTATCAAACATATAAAAGTGTTCTTGAAAAGCATCCAAATTTTTTTGAATATTTTGATATACTTTTAGGTACATATAATTTATCTAATATAAGACCAAAAGTGTATCATTCTGCCAAACATAAGCAGTTTATTGATAACAAGACATATGATTCTGTATTATCATATCCATTTTCAGATAGTACAACTTATAAAATATATGATAGTATTAACAAACATAATATTATTAAGGAAAGAGATGATGTACTCATAATGAGCAAGAAATTTTACTGCTATGAGGCAGTATTATATTATAATAAATATGTTATTTATTCACACAGTAGTGAAAAATTAGATTTTATATTATTTAGAGAAAAAGGAACAAAAGATCATTATTTTGATAAAAAAGTAAGATATGCTAGAGAAAACAAGATAAAATATTCAATTATGAGCATGATACCTAAAAATATGTTAGAATTTACAGCAGAAAAAAAATATGATGTTGTGATGATAGATACAAATATTTATATATCAGGATTAAAGTTTTATGGACGAAGCTATTATATATTTCCGATTGTTCTTAATAGTATAATTATGGCACTTTCGGCCATAAAGACTGGTGGTAATATATTTATATATTATCCTGATATATCAACAAAATGTATATTAAATTTTTTTGTATATTTAGGAGAATATTTTGAATCATTTGACATAAACTATTTAACCTTAAGTGATACATTAGAAGATAATTGGCACGGATTAGTCTATAAAAACTATAGTGGAAATATAAATATTAATGATCTGGTCAATTTTAGCAAAAAAATTTGTATAAATAATAATGGAGATAATTATAATTTTCATTTTCCTAACAAAAATGAAAGAAAATTATTAGGTAATAATTATATATCATCAAATCCTCCCAATAAATTTTTTAGTAATTTTGCAACAAACAATAAAAAAATAAATATATTATATGATAATAATAGACATTATATATTATCATTATTTAGACAAAAAATGGAACTATTGAATAAAATAGTAGATATATCAGTAAAAGGATACACTGCAACATATATAAGTAATATACTTATGGAAAATAGATTAAAAGCTATAAGATACGCTAAATCATTAAATTTAGATGTAGCTGAATGGGTTAATGAAGGAATAATGATAAATTATTATTATGATATGTCAATAAGAAATATTATACATAATATTTCCCCATATAACAGTAGATTTTTAAAATGTACAGATAATGTTAATATTATCTTATCAGATAATATTAGATATTCAAATAAAGATTATGCAAGAAATTTATTTATTTTAAGTGAAAATGTATATAAATATATTGACAAAATATCATATAAATCATACAAACAAGTCGAACTAACTTTTAACAATATGCAAAAAAGATTGCAAAAATTATTATTCAATAAATATAATATAAATATTAATGGAAGATATGTTTCTAGAGCATGGATAAAAATATACGAATTATATAATGAATTGGACTATTTTTCTAATTTATTAGAAAAAAATAATAACAGAAAAATTACAGCTTTTCATATATGTGAAGCTCCAGGAAATTTTGTTAATTCATCTGTATATTATCTAAATCTTAAAAAGATTGATTATGAGTGGAATGGACAATCACTAAAAATGAGTGATATATGGGATGAGTATGGCTTTATAAAGAAAACGATTGATAAATGGGATTTTGGAAAGACATCTACTGGTGATATAATGGATTATGATAATTTAAAATATTATTATAATAAGTATAAAGGTGTTGATTCATTGGTAGGTGATTGTGGAGTTCCATGGGATCCTGAATATAAAAATACAAAAGATTTGTCAGTATATCAATTATTATATGCTTTACTATTACCTAGAATTGGTGGTAATTTTGTAGTAAAAACATATGCAACAAACTATAACACACAATTTTTGTCATTATTGTATGTATGTTGCTATAAATATAATAGTATGTATATTTACAGATCAAGTCGAAATATATGGTCACCTGAAATATATATAGTTGGTAAAGGAAAGAAAGAATTAACTGATAAAGAAATAAAAATATTGTTTGATATAGCATTAAGTGCAGAAAAGAATAAAATAAAGTATCCTGTAGAATATATTCCCACAGAATTTGGATATGAATTTGAATATCATTCCAGAAATATTATAAATAGATTTTCTGATATTAAAAAATTTTGGACATATTTAGCAAGATATCCGGATAAATTTAATTTAGCAAAAGAAGATATTAATAACGCAATTAATAAAAAGAATAAATTATGGTTAAATAATTATATGCCATATCTAGAAAATGTTAATTATAATTATGACAAATTTATTTAATAAACAAAAAGTTTCATATTTTTATATATATTTATATAAAAGTATGGTCAACACCATATTTTTCTTTTATTGACAGTAAAAGTTCATTAATTTCATCGTTGTCTTGTAAATTTGAGTCTATACATATCATATCAACATCTGATTCTAATGTTATATTGCCGTGCATTTGGACTTCAAGATATGGTTTGTAATTAATCGTACTGAATGATTTTTTATTGAGAGATATATCTATTATTTCATCCAATAAAGTATTTTTCAAATAGTAAATTATATTTGAAAAATGCCTAAATGTAGAAAGATGGTAGTCTTGATTACATGAATCACCAAATACAATAGATGATCTCTTTTTAACATGCTTTTTGAAAATTAGATATGATGTTCCATATTGTTTGGATTGTGGAATACCTTTTGGATCGGATGTTATGTTTAATGCTCCATATTTTACTTTTTCTTGTGCAGAAGCATCTGTATAAATATGATTAAATAGAACATTCTCCCACTTTGTTCTGGTGCTAATATTAGTACATCCACCACCTGTACCAACTTCAAACAAATTTTTAAATATACCATCATTTTCCAAGTATTGTAATGTTTTTTTTGCATTAAAATGGGATATTAATGGAGCATTTCTAAAGTATTTGAATACCTTCAGTATATCATTTTTGCTTAAACCTTTTTGAACTAATTTATCATGTAAATTTGGAAGAACTGCTTTGGAATATATTTTTGCCTTTTTATTGCAAAATGTTAATGCTTTTTGTTGTACTGGTGTTAAATCATTCATAATATAATTATATACTATTAAATAATTCATAATATGATGTGTGCTGTTACACTAATTGTATCAATTTTTTTTGAAAAATATTGAAATATATATTGTCTGAAATTATTATTCAAATGTATTTATATAAATGAGCAGACAAGAAAGGGAGAAAAGTAGCATAATAAATATTAGATATTTTCATAATTGGGTTAAATTGTCTATTATATCAGAATCAACTGATTATATACGAGATACTTACAATAGGAATAATATATCATTATTGGATTTAGCAGTAGGTAGAGGTGGAGATATGCATAAATGGTTAAAATCAGATATAATGAATGTTACTGGTTTTGATATAGATGAACCTAGTATAAAAGGGAAAAATGGAGCTATACATAGATACAAAAAATTAAGAAACCAGCTAAGAAATAAAAACAAACAGATTCCTAAATATGAATTTTATGTAGTAGATTTATCCGATAAATTAAATATACCTTATGTTAATAAGAGAATAAATAACAGAAAATATGATATAGTAAGTTGCCAGTTTGCTATACACTATTTTTTTAGAACAGAAGATACTCTTGATACTTTTATAGATCTAGTTGCTAATAATATAAAAAAAGATGGGTTTTTTGTTGGCACTACGATGGATGGAGATGAAATTATAAATAAATTGGATAGTAGAAATAAAATTTCAAATACGATATATGAGATAAATAGCACACCATCTACATATAATAATGAATTATATAATCGTAAATACATAGTACAATTAGGCGAAAGAGATGAGGATCATTATTTTTCAAAACAAGCATCGACAGAATATATAGTATCTATTGATCTTCTGAAAGATATATGTGAGAAGAAAGGATTGATATTTGTTGGAATTACGCGATTTGGTGAATGGTATGAAAGATATACAGAAACTGATCCAAAGTATAAATTATCAAAAGATGAAGAAGAGTTTAGTTTCCTAAACTTTTCTTTCGTATTTACAAAAAAATAGTCATATCTAGAAAAATTGAAATATATTATGTAAATATGATATATCATAACTATACAGTATATCTATGCTGTATATCTATACGATATAATTGTTGACAATTTTACAATATAAAATATGATAGATGAGGATGATAAAACAGTATGTTTAATATGTAGAGATAATATAATACGCGATCAAGAATATGCTATTATAAATAAAGAAGGCGAAAATAATTACAAATATCATCCTGAATGTTTATATAAATGGATCGCTCAAAGTAGAAAAGGCATAGTAACTAGACAAAAGGTATATGATTATGATATATTTTTTGGTGATAAATTTATAGAAAATATAGATGTTAGATATTGTTATACAGAACCTAGTAAATTATGTATTATAATGCAAACTATTGTATTTGTTTGCCTTTTATTGCTAGGAATTATAATTGCTTTAGTGTGTATTGTACTTTTGGTGTTAGTAATCATATTATAAAATTCTTAATTTATATACGACTTTACACATACATATAAAGAGATAAGTATAATATATACTTGTGATAGTATTTGTATTAATTCGGCAAAATAGGATTAGCTATGTTTGCCGAGTGCGCACTGGGTGCAGGAGGGACTGTAACCCCCTACCGCGAAGGTTCGATTCCTTCCATTCGGATTTATTAATTTATATTTATAGCTGTATTATTAAGACAGCTATAAAAAGTGTATCTATTATTAAGGTTTTGTATATTTACTTATTTTATTTCCCAACAATACAAATGTTATGACAAGTATAATTACTGTAAGTATACTTGCTGTATTTTTACTATACAACATATCAACTAGTAAATAAAGTATTATTGCTATAGTAAAATATTTTTTACTATTTTTAGAAAAAGCATATCCGGCAATAAAGGATATTAAAAATAATAATATTGCAAAATATGTTATTTTAATTTTTAATTGTTTATAATGTAGATATAATGGAGACATATTCAATACATCATACATATCTAACTGTTTTGATATTTTTATGTATTCAGCTGGATATTTTATTAATTTATGTGTCATTTTGTCTTTATTTGCATCAAAATCCATATATATAAGAGGTGGAACAGCAGCATATACTGTATAATTTGCATCATTAACTACATATTTGCACAAAGTATAACTTAAATCATTATTAATTTGTTTTAATCTATTATCATTTAATAATTTTTTTGCACCTTTATAGCTAATTATATATGCATATGTCCCAAACGGAAAACCTGGTTTAATAATATGTTCACATAATTTGTTGTCTTTATAAACATATTTATTTTTAGTACTAAATACAGTACTAGTACTTCTTCTGCAAATGAATTAACATCACATGATCCAGTACATCCAATATATAACAAATCCCAATCATTAGGAGCTTCAGATAACAATGTATTTAATTTTTGTTCAAAATTAGATATAGGAACAGCATCATCTTCTAGTATAATTGCATATTTCTCTTTTGATTTATAAATTTTTTGCCATAGTGATCTGTGAGCAATCCATCTATTAATAGTATCTCTAGAACAAAATGTATTATATTTTTTTGAAGCTGATTTTGGTATATTCCATTTTATTAAATTTATGTTAGTGTCAGAAAAATCATATTTAATATCTTCCCACTTATTTTTATTAACAATAACATAAGTATTCATATTTATATTATTAGGATATATTTTGTTTCTATCCTAATATATATAGATAAATGTCAAATGTATACTGTGGAATCGGTAAAGTCCCAAAAGGGAAAAAATTAGGATCAATGAGTCAATGCGCTCAAAGTGGACAAGTAAGATATTATGGTATTAAAAAAATTGACTCCAAAATATTACAAGGTAAAAAGAAAAAATCTGGACCATCCGTTAAAGAATTAAGATTACAATTGACAAGAAGAAGAGCAAAATTAAGACTTTTAGATAGATATATAAAATCAAGAAATACAACAACCAGTGAAAAATCAGCCTATAAAAAAGAAAAAAAGAAACTAATTGGAGAATGCAAAGCATTAGGAAAACAATTAACTGCTATGAATGGGGGAAAAAGAAAATCCAGTAGAAAATCCAGTAGAAAATCAAGCAGAAAATCAAAAGCAAAAAGAGGATCAAAAAGAAAATCCAGTAGAAAATCCAGTAGAAAATCCAGTAGAAAATCCAGTAGAAAATCAAGCAGAAAATCGAAAGCAAAAAGAGGATCAAAAAGAAAATCTAAAAGAAAATCTAAAAGAAAATCTAAAAGAAAATCAAAAAGAAAATCAAGAAAATAAATAAAATGTTTTTATAAAAAGAATTTAGTCCAATATTTTCTTATATCAATAGGAATAGTGTTGATATAATTTCCGATATAATAAATATCTATTATATTTGTTAAATTTTTCATAGTTTTTGGAATGTATCCAATTTTATTATGTGAGAAATCAAACATAACAAGTGATGATAAATTTCCTATCGTATCTGGCAATTCTTTTAATCTGTTATAACTACAGTTGAAAGTACACAAATTTGATAAATTTCCTATACTTTCTGGTAAATGTTTAATTTCATTATTATCTATTTCTAATTCTATTAACTTTTCAAGATTCCCAATAGTTTCTGGTAAATAACTAATATTATTATTTGATACATTTAAGCATAATAAAGATACCAAATTACCAATACTTTCAGGTATTTGTGTTAGTATGTTGTATGACACATCCAAGTAAACTAGATTTACAGCTATTCCAATTAAAATTGAACAAATTAATGATCTATTTTTAAGAGGAATAGTTATTCCTGATCCATATTATCAGAAAAAATTGTAAAGTATGGGTGTAGTATTATTATTATAAATATATGGTTATAATATAACAATTCATCGTTATTTTT